TGATGATTGTGTTGTCATCGTTGAGAAATGTGACTTGCATCGCTTTAATTCTGGGTTGAAGGAGTGGTTTCTCGAGGTCGGTTTCACAATGAAAGTTGAGGAGCCGGCCTATGTATTCGAGAAGGTTGAGTTTTGCCAGACTCAACCTGTGTGGGACGGAGTACGCTGGGTCATGACGAGGAATCCTTGGAAGTGCATTTCTAAGGACGTAATGACTTTCTTGGATGCTGGGCGGGCTGATGTTGCCCGTGGCTGGATGGATGCTGTTGGCCATTGTGGGCTGAGTCTGTCTGGCGGCATCCCAGTGTTACAGGAGTTCTACACATCACTGATTCGTAATGGCGGAGGCAAACAAATTGGCAAACACCCTGCCTTGGAAAGCGGATTCTTTCGCCTTGCGAAAGGCATGAACCGTGAGTACGTGGGGATCACCGATGAGGTGCGTGTGTCATTTTGGGAAGCGTTTGGCATGCTTCCGACCACCCAGTTACAGCTGGAGGCATACTATGCTAGTGTGGTCATTGCTACTGATGTCACCCATCGAGAAATAGTCTTGGCGGACTATTCAGTGTTGCCTGAATTGGTATAATGGTGAAATCTAAGTCGAAAGTGAAACGCCCGGTTAAGGCTAAGCCTGCTGTGGCGCAGCTGCTTGGGAAGCAGCGTAGGATGTTGGATGCACGAGGTTTGGAGTACGCTCGCCTCCTTGTAGATCCTTGTGGCTCGGGACTGGTGCAGCCAGTTTACCCAGGTGGTGACTCTGGGTTTCTGTTTCGCGCTGAATCTGTAGCCACATATGGTAATGGTGGTACGGATACCAGTGGTATTCTTCATTGGGCACCCGGGTACGTTAATAGCAGCTCCACGGAGTTGTTAGTTTCAGCCGCCAATGGCCCTGCAACCAATATGACATTGGCTGTGGGTAGTGCCGGCCCAGGACGTACGTTCCTTGGTAACAACGCCAGTGCTGTTCGATGTGTAGCAGCATGTTTGAAGATAACATACCCTGGTTCAGAGAGCAGTAGGTCTGGCCGAATCCATCTTGGCCATACCCAGGCTGGTTATGTGGATTCTGGTGATATTGTTACTGTGGATAATGTTGCCCCTAATCTGACTCATTTCACGCGTACTCCTCCTGAGACGATTGAGTTAGTTTGGCGGCCTGGCATTGCTGACACAGAATTCAATGACCCTACAGCCGCTGCAAGCGCCACCATTCGTGATCGCAAGAATGCAATGACTGCCGTTTGGGCTGGACTACCAGCGGGTACTGGGCTCACTTTTCACTTTACAGCGGTGTATGAGTGGTTGCCTAAGCAGTCCGTTGGCTTGTCCGCTAATGTAACTGGCAAGAACACATCATCCAACACTTTTGACGATGTACTGGATTATGTCAATTCCACAGGATTTGCCTGGGTGCGTGGTCTTAGCCACACTGTTGGCACCGGCCTTGGGGCTGGTATGATCACCGGGATTGCACAAACATTTGGTATAATGCCTGCGTATGGACGTGCACGTGCTCGCATTCAGATGCGTTAGTAGTACGGGTTCGAGTGGATGTTGAGTGTACAAGAGTTAAGTGTGTTGCGCCCAGGGTCGGGGTAAGCGGTCGACCTGGCCTAGCCAGCCATCCTGAACAAATACGAAGAACTGTAGACAACATTTGTAGAACACGTAATACCATGGAAGGGAAA